AATCGTAGAGTGATCTTTGCCTAACAATCTTCCTACTTTCATATAAGTGTAGTGAAACTGTATTAACAGGACTGCAGCAAAGTGAAACCTTGTTTCTACTAACTCACGTTTACGACTATAGAGTACAAAGTCTCCAATGCTTACCTTGTTTACCTCGCAACAAATACGCATTACTTCTAACTCAAACTCTGTAAACTTAGCTAAGTTTACTCTCACTTGTAAGGATTTCTCCATTGCAAGCTTTTTCTTTCTTGCAGCTTCTTCAGGATCTACAATGCTAACTCTTCTACTATAATACTGTTTATTTTTAGATTTTTTACGTACTACTTCAAGTAAGCCTTCTCTTACAAGGGCTTCTATTTTTAGCTTGTCAAATACAATTTCTAACGCTTCGTCTACAATATCTTTAATTCGTGGCATAATTTAATTAATTTTTCTCTTCCGTGTTCTTTATAAATATCGCTAATGTCTTTACCTAAACTAGCATGGTGGTACAATACAGGGATATCATACATCTGTGATATCTTCTGTGCACCTTCTATACCTGCTCTATCTGCATCAAACCATACATATATGTTATCGAATCTTGCTTTGAGTAACTCGTAAGCATTCTCTGATATAGGTGTGGTCTCGCTTCTTACTGCAACTGCATTAACTCCAATAGAGTGTAAAGTCATAACATCTTTAGTACCTTTAGTAATAACAAGAATACTTCCCTTATGAGGAAGCTGTGTGTATCCCTCTAACATCCCTCCAAAGAAATTTGTTCTAAACTTTACTCTCTTATCTGCATAAGGACGATAAAGTTTAAATTTATCTTTCTCTTTATAACGATAGCAAGGATCAAACTCGTTATTAACGTACCAAATATTGTCAGCTATCCAAGCTTTATCTACTCGTCTTATGTCAAAAAACTTAAGGATACTCGGAGTAATTCCGAATTGAGCCCAATATTCTACATCTTTTGGTGTGAAACGTGTAAGTTTAACTTTAATAGATGCTGGCTTTACTTCTGCTGGCTTTACTGTCTTGAGACTATCTACCTCCATTTTAAGACCTAATCTATCTTCTAGACTAAAGTTCTTAAGTTGGAAGTCTGACTCAATCTTATAGAGAATATCAGGATACTCATATCCTGTTCTCATTTGAGCTATGTCTATACAGTTGTAGTGGACTTTCTCAGTAGCATAATCTATAAAATAAAGATTACCTCCTTGACTCCACTTAAAGAAGCATGTTGCATGTTTATCAGATCTGAAAGGATTCTTGTACTTGTTTCTTAGGTTAATTTTCTCTCCAAAGTAAAACTCCATGAGCTGTTCTTGTCCTAACAGCTTGTATAAAGTTTGGACATTAGGTCTAATTTCAATACTTGTCAGATCCATAGGAATGGTTTTAAAAAGAAAAAGGGGCTACAAATGTAACCCCTTTTCTTAAAAATGAAACAGTTAGTTAAAATTAAAACAAGCTATCTACATCGTCACTTACAGCTGCAGTAGCTACGTCACTCTTTTCCCAAGCCATCATGTCATCAGAGAAAGGACTTTCTACTTCGTTAGAAGCAGGAGCATTGTTCTCTGTGTATTCTTTGAAGTCAAAGGTTCCATAGTAACTCTTAAATCCATACTCACCAGTAACTTGCTTAGCTACATAGTCAGTAATTTTGCTGTTTACGTTTACAAATACTTTAGTGCAAACGTCTTGGTATTTGTCATCTTTGATTCCCAACAATACTTTAACACCCATGTTGGCTTTGTTAAAGTGTGCAAAGAAATCTACTAACTCATTACCTTTACCTTTTGCAATAGAACTCCAAGAGTCTAATACAAATGGCTTCTCTTTAGGAGAGATATTACCATAAGCCTTCAATAAAGAATACACAGACTCTTCTCCACCTTTAGCTTCACGAACACTCTTAAGGTCCATTCTACGAGAAGGATCTAAACCTGCTTGTGCTTCACTCAAAGCAGCTAAGTTCTCAGCCCAAGAAGTACGAGTAAAGTTATCAATAAACTGTTTCTTACCTGCTTGAGAAGTGCGGGTATCATTGTTTACCCACAAAGAAAACTTACCACGCAATTCAGTTTTAAAGTCTGGATGGTTAACATACCAGAAGTCTAAACGCATTCCGTTTTCTCCCTCGTAGTTAGGTTCCTTAACCTTGTCTTCGTCAATCCCTAACAAAGCAGCAAGTGCTTTACTAGAAGGGTTAACAGCTACGATTTGGATAGGAGCAAATCCTGTGTACAATTTTTTGCCTGATGAAGGCTCTCTGGTTTCTAATTCGTCAAATTTCATAATAGTAATTTTTGTTTTTGTTTAATGTTTAATGTTTAATTTTTTATTTTGATTTTGCTGGGGTTGCTGGTGTTTCTTCTGTGTAATAACTGTCAATAGAGTCACATACTGCTTTAAGATCATTAGGGATTAATGTTTCAGAAAACATACCCATTGGGCTCTTAGCAGGGTAATTACGATAACGATTAGTCACAAAATGATAAGTTGCATTCTCGTCTTTATCTTCACCTACGTGAGTGTAGAGACAGATTGTAAACAATCCTTCGAGAACAATTTGATTGTCTAATGCTTTACCAATAGTCTTAATCTTCTGACCTACGATATGTCCATCATCCTCGATTGTCTCACTGTGAGTGATGTAGAATACTTTAAGGTCATTACGAAGCTTACGAGCAGTAGTAAGCATGTTAGTTACGTCCTTTGCTAAATTTACAAACTTACCGAAACCTACTTCGTTTGCCTTCTTCATCATGAGGAATGACATAGAGTAGATAGCATCATCCATTACAATGTTCTTAATGTGTGATGCTTTTTCGCTAATCTGTTGTAACAAAGTTGTAATTTGGTTGATGTCGTCTACTTCCATGTAATTCTTAGATTCTAGGTTGTAGAGTTTCTCAGCTCCTTTGAAAGGCAATTCTTTCCGTGCTACGTTAATAATAAAGGTTTCTTTGGGGTCTAAGGTTCTTACAGACGTAGATTTACCAGTGCCTGAAGGACCTACAATTGCGATTAGTTTTGATGACATATTATTTTTATTTTAATTTAATTTATTTTGTTTCTTCTATATCGTCTACGATGTCTCCTAAAGTATCCCAACCAAAGTTGGCTACAAAGTGTACAGCGGCTTGAAAACAATTAGCAATATCCTGTGATGGATCTTCTAATAGTTCTTCTCTCATGTCTGCATTATTGTAGAGTTCTTGTGCTACCCATAGGATATATTCATTCTCTTGTTCATCTGTCCAAGTATGTTTCTCATACCATCCATCTTCTTGGAAGTCTATGCTATCGTAATCTACGTTGATTACCTCACACATCTTTCTTATTAATCTTACTAAATAAGGGTTCTTTGCTTCTTCAATCATTTTTAGTTTATCTGTTTAAAAAATTCTCATAATGTCTAGCCGTAGGGCTATTCATCTCTTGGGGTCTAGGTAACTCATCAAACTCTCCATTAGCTCCGTTAAAGTAAAGTCCTATGCTTGAATTTTCTAAGCCATAGTATCGGTCTTTTAAGAACTTTAGGGATCTGTATTTATTACCTAGTAAAGATACATCATAGCCATTATGTGTAGCTATATTGTATCTAGCAGGACTAAACAAACCCATTACTATCTCATAGTCTTGGTGTACACCCTTATTGATATGAAGTTCCTCCATTGAGGGTTCTAACTTCTCCTCCATAAGTTGACCTTTATAGGTGTAGGTTTGTTTTTCTGATGCAGGAGTCTGTTGGTGTACGATTACGTTAACCATCTTATAACGCTTAGAGAATACGTCAAGGACATAATCCTTAATCATAAAGTCAAAGGTTTGATAAGATGATAACTTCATCTTGGTATCAGGAGCAATCTCATTAGATAGAAGACTGATATGGTCTAGTACAAAGAATACCCACAAGTCATCTGACTTATACTTGTATCCTGTTACTATCTTCTTACCTTCTTCTATTTCTTTATAGGTGCTTTCCCCTACTTCTGGGTTCTCAAAGAATGCTTTGATATACTTTGATATACCCGTAGGATTCCTGATATAGTCTATTACTTCTACAATCTCCTCTAATCTTTGGATGAACGTTTCTGCTTGCTTAATCTTTTCTAGTAACTCAGAGTTTACTGTGAACTTACCAGTAGACTTAAGTTGCTGTACAGTTATTGTTATCTTATGTTTCTCATACATATAGATAGATATAAAAGACAGCCAGAAGTCTGTAGCACTTTCTTCTAAGGCAAAATAGAAAATCTTAGGCTTGATTCCACTATTGGATAGTCTAACCTGCTTGTAGATGTTTAAGATAGTCATGTATTTAGCAAACTTTGACTTACCTACACCTGATGCAGCTGTTAAACAAGTAATAGATCCCTTAGTAAATCCACCATAGTGTTCAGCTAAGCGAGGAAATGGAGGAGGAATAGAAGTTAAGCCTCCTGTTTCTTTGAGTATTTTGTTGTGCTCAATCTGAGCTAAGAGTTTCTCAAAGTTCATAGTTAAAGGATTTGATGACTATTGTAAGCAGGTCCTGAGCCATTTTTAAGTTCTTCACACCACTTGGCTAAGTCGCTTTGATCTACACCATCTATCCTCTTAAAAATAAAATAACCACACTCTCTTATGTATTTTATAGAGCCTTGTTGCTTCATAGAGTTAATACATAAATCTGTGGCTTGTGCAATTTCTTCTAGGGTATAATCATACTCGGAAAGAAACTTAAGTAATCGTTTTACTACAGTAGACTTATCAGTAGTTTTTCCTAATACACCTAAGTTTTTAGTACTAAACTTAGCTATAAAGTCAGCTAACCAAGTAGGAGGTATAGATAAATCTCTATTAGGAGCAGACTCTGATTTAGTTTTGTGAGTACTCTTGACTTTTTCAAGTGCTGGTAATTCTCCAATTGAATCTGTGAAGTCTAGTTCTTCTAAAATTTTAGGTGTCCAACTATAAGTTGTTCCGTTAAATAGAAGTTTCTCCTCGTAAATCCATTTGTCGATCAGTTTCTCTTTTGTGGCTAGTGCCCAAAGAACTTCGTAAAATGTCTTCTTCATCTGTCTCTCTTGTTATAGTAAAGTTTACACCTGCAAATATCTTCTTGGAAAGAATCTTAGGCGGGTCTACAAAGATAGTGTTTTCTTGAACATTTTGCAAGTTTTCTAGGTCTTCTTCCCACATTTTTTTCATAAAGAGAAAGTCTGGATGTGACTCCAGACTCTCTCCATAATGTTCTATATCCATTAAGTTTATAGTGTTTTTACGATTAATTATAGATAAGTAACTTCCTTAAAATCTATGATACCTTCCTTAACTTCTTCCATCATTGTTTCTACGATGTCTTGCACGTCTTCAGGTACGTTAAATACTGTTTTACATTTCTCGCAGTAGCTGCTTAGAAGCAAGTCATTAGTGATAGAGATATCTTCACCTAAGCAAGATGGACATACACCTTCCATAATAAACTCATCTATTCCTTTTTGAGTAGAAGGCATATAAGCGTTAGGAGATGCAGAATAAGACCTAAGTTCTTCTCTTATCCTTTCGTCAGTATACTGAACATAACAATCCATAATCCACTCGTTGTAAGCTTCGTAGACTTCTTCGTTAGTTTCAGCTGTCTCTAACTCTTCCATAGGACTTTCTTGAGACCAGTAAAATGGCTCTTTAGAAGTTCCCACGCTGGAACTTTTGGAAGGCACCCAACCTCCATTCTTGGAATCAAAGTGTAAGTCATCATTATCTTCGTCCCACATATGGATTTGACGACCAGCATAACCTACAGGAGTTGAGCTAGATTTAACTTTAGATCCTCCGTAAGGAAGTTCAGAAGTAAATACAGGTACATTGAAGGTAAGAGGAATGTTTCTCTCAGCAAGCATGGTAAGCATCTCATAAGCGAAGCTAAAAGCATTGATTAAGAGTGCTACACTTGCTACCTCGTTATCTGAATGCTCATTGAAATAACCGCACAATTGTGTTATCCTAGGGACTCTTTATTCCCTAGTTCTTATACTTCCTATTAGTATAAGTTCAGACTATATCATTATCTTAGAATAATTACTTGGTAGTAAAACTAA